CTAAAGCCACTGAGGACGAGCCAGTTGCAAATTAGTTTCTGTGTGTTGTCAAAGAATTCTCTTGTCTCTTCTGGACCATATTCGTTGTAGATGGAATGGATGAGACCCTTGGTACGATCCTGATAAATCTTGGTATCAACACGGCCTTGCTTGATTTCACCATTTTCAATTATCACAAAGTTTTCATCATCTTTGTCTTTTTTCTCATCAAAGGATTTATTGGCACCCTTGTAATTTACGTTGGGAGGAAGAATGGTTGAAAGGAGTTGACGTCCTGACCAACGTTTGATGTCGTCTTGTACAAATGCAGGAGCTGGCAAATTACCTACAAATTTCTGATTGGTTGCCATAAGGTTGAATAGTTGTTTCTCTGACACAAATACTACACTTTTTGAAATTCTGTAAACTCCAAGTGCAACATCCTGCACGATGGACACAATGGGTTTGCTGTCCTTTGGAGTCAAAATCTGATATGGTACAGCCGCTAGTTTCACCAACTCATTGCGAGATTGGAGAGACTGCGGAAGATGTATATTCATCTCATCGCCATCAAACGGTGGCTCCCACTGGTTTCCCAATGGGCCGGGCTATATCTTAAGCAAGGAGCAACCTTGCCCACACCTATTTAGTCTCTGAACCTTCCTCATAGGTCATAAACCCTTAGAGGCTTGGCTGCGGATTACCCAATTCCAAACATTGTTACCTTTGGGAACGGCAATTAACCGTGGTCCTCTCACAAGTTTCCAAGTGAGAGTGGTAGTTTGGATTATAAGGGACTTCCCGCAATTGAAGTGTGTCGCATGTAATGATGAAGAATTTTCTGTATCAATACACACTAGGTGATGCCTCGCAAGCATCATCTATAGCAGACATTGATGTTTATCTGCATTAAAGCTCTTGCAAACTGATGAATTGAGCCGGAAAGTATCAAATTGCATCACTCTCACCCTGTGCCCTTGCATACTCATCTTGTGGAGAGATGGTTGACGATTGAAAAGGACATAATCCCCATTCTTCATATGACGATCCACAACATCTCCAATCTCCAGTACAATAGAGCTTGTATCAATATTCTTAAGACGCATTGTACGAGCAGGGTTTTGCTTTCGGATATACTTGGCACCGGGATAAACATCTGGCCCATTGCGTACATATTGTGTAAGTTCCTCTATGTTGTATTGGTTGACAATATCAGGGAATGTCAGATTCATTGCAATCTTGATAGGAACACCGATTTCATCAATACTGATACACGGGTCGGGTGTAATAACAGTACGGGCAGAGAAATCTACACGCTTTCCCATAAGATTTCCACGAATACGGCCTTCCTTTGATTTCAGTCTCTCAAACAAACTGCGAAGAGGGCGTCCAGTACGCTGTACAGATGGTCCCATACCTGGAATTTGATTATCCACCAATGTTGCCACGTGATATTGAAGAAGTGTCACATAAACATCCAATTGCTCTTTTGTGTGTCCCTTTTCAAGTTTTTGCTTGACGGCATTGTTGGCTTTCACAATATCACAAAGTTTATGTGTAAGGTCATCCTCCATACGCTGACCGGTGTCATTGCGAACAGAAGGACGGACGGCTGGTGGTGGAACGGGGAGTACTGTACAAATCATCCACTCTGGTCGATTGAACTTTTTGTGGAAACCTAGAATATCGATATCTGTATCTGAGATGCGCTTTAGAATACGAAGGACATCCTCTGCTGAGAAAATCTGTTTCTTTCCTTCCTCCGCTGAAAGATCAGGCCATTCCATACCAATTTTTAGAATTCCTTCCTTTGAAATCTTGGGACGCCTTGCGCCACAACCACATTCCCCATCACACACCTTTTTCTTGTTTTTAGAGCATAGCTTGTAAATCAGCTCAAAGCGCTTTGCCCTGGAATGTTTTTTTGTGATAATTGCTTGTACCTCGGGGCTATCCATATCAAGAAGAATGCGGGAGCATCTCCAACAAATACAACGCAAAATCTTTCTTACGTATTCAAAAAACTGGATGTAAAATACAGGTTTTGCAAGAACAAGATGACCAAAATGATTTGGACAAAATGTGTTTTTTTGCTCACAAGTGCTACAGACTTTATTATTGTCAATCACACCCATGCGTGGATCAAACAATCCATTCTTCACGGACTCTGTACAAACATATGTCTCAGTTGTAAGGATTTCTGCTACTGAACGTCTTTGAATTTCCTCGGGACCCATGATACAGAATTGAATCCCCTTGACGGTATCAACAACATGGTCGTACGCTAATTCCTTGTACAACGACATTTTTATATAACCTTAGGAAATGTTTTTATATACAGTTTCAATTTTTTAAATACTTTTTTGTTAGATTTAGGCACTGTGTAATATAAAGACTTATGTAGGTTTCTATGAATTATATTTAAGAAAAAATCAATATTAATTTAGAGGTATAATATAATGAGTGACAACGATGAAAAAGAATTGAAAAATATTGTCATAACATCACTTGAAGAACTCTTGAAAAATACTGAGACTTCCACAAGCAAACGTCGCAAAGTAGGAGGGCCCAAAAAACGTCCTCCAGGAACTGACATTAAGAATCCAGAGGCCAAATTTTATGATCCTGATGAAAAATCCTTTTATAATAAATTATCAGATGATGAGAAAAAGTATATAGCACTGCTTGAAAAAGCTATCAAGGATATGAACAAAGACAATATTCCCATACGTTTCAAAATTTTACTTTCTAATATTGATGAAAAAATCAAAGCTATCTGTATAAAAAAATTGTCATATTTGTATGAAATGGATGGGAGTAGTTCAGAATATTATAAAAATATAAATTGGATTGAAGCTCTCTGTAAACTTCCTGTTGGAAAATACAAACCATTACCTGTCACGAAAACATCAAGTATCGGAGATATTAGGAAATTTATTCATAATACTAAATCAATTTTGGACGAGACTGTATATGGGCACAAGGAGGCAAAAGATCAAATTATTAGACTCCTAGCTCAACGAATTTCCAATCCAAATTCATGTGGAAATGTTATTGGGATATGTTCGCCACCGGGGTGTGGAAAAACATTACTTGCGAAACATGGTATCAGTAAGGCATTAGATTTACCTTTTAGTTTTATTAGTTTGGGAGGGTTAGAAGATAGTAGTCATTTTGTAGGACACAATTTTACATATGAAGGTAGTTCACATGGTAAAATTGCAGACTTGCTAATGAAGGCCGACTGTATGAATCCAGTCATATTCTTTGATGAATTGGATAAAATCAGTCAGACCTATAAAGGTGAGGAAATTGTCAATTTGCTTATTCATTTAACTGATGCAACACAAAATGATAAATTCGAAGATAAATATTTCACCGATGTAGATATTGATCTTTCCCAATGTTTATTAATATTTTCATACAATAATGAGGCTCTCATCAATCCAATTTTGAAGGATAGAATGATCCGTATTCGCATTGATGGTTACAAATCTGATGACAAAGTTAAAATAGCACAAAAATATTTGATGCGAGATCTCTGTAAGCAATTTGGATTTGAAAGAGAAAATATTTGCATGAAAGATGACACTGTAAAATATCTCATAAATAATAAGGTTGAAGAGGAGCAAGGTGTGCGCAACTTGCGACGTGGTCTCGAACTCATCATGAGCAATATCAATTTAAATTTAATTATGGAAGAAGAAAAAGTTGAATTTCCTTTTGAAATAACAGAAAGTGTTGTAAATAGATATGTAACATTACCTAAGAATTCAGACATGGAGAAAATCCACAGTATGTATGTATAATAAAAATAAATGTTTGTAACATTGCTTTAATTTATAAAATTGCGTGCTTTATTCACAAACATGATTACTTTTTTTGTTGACTCTATCAAGTTTTCATATACTTTGATGGCATTGATTTCATCTTCAATATTGATACGAACTTGTTTTTCATCAGCAACATATTGTATATTATTGCACTTATTAGGTGGTTTTGACGTTCTTGTTGAAAATGATACAGGGATTTGCCGAACATAGGGTGCTAGTAGAGAACGTGACATCACTATTATATCATATAAGAATTATAACCTTATGTAAAGATAATGAAAACATACATCGTCAAAACTGAAATTGATGATGCATTTTTAAAATTGGCAAGATCCATGTTATTTCAACAAAATCATTTTGTTTGCACACTCTTTATTCAAATGGCAAAAGAACAAATTGTTCAAAGAGTTGAAAATTTATTTTTTGGAATATTGCTCGTTGATAATAATGCTTATGGTGGTATTGTTTATGAGATACTCGCTACAAATGAAGTTCGTATTGACTTGATATGTACCAATACTATACGCAAGGGTTTTGGAAAGTTTCTTCTGGATAGTATGCAACAGCATGCACTTTCTGTAAATTCTCAAATACAGCAAATTTATGGATATGTGCTTCATCAATCCAAATCATTTTTCACAAAATGTGGATATATTAATGATGTACAGAAAATGGTCAAATACTTGGGGCACTAATTTTCAATCGTATGTTTTGCCAACCCTGCATTTATACACGTTGAAATATTTTTCTATATTGTCAGCGTATGAAAAAAAAATTGGAGGATTCATAAATTCTCAAATCATATAAACAGTTCAGGCAATCAATACCAAAATGATTCGCGCAGTTTTTGCGGGCTTTTCTGGGGATTTCGCCAATGTAGTGGTCCAGGACAAGATTGGGAATGACACTCAATTCTTCGTCCTGCCAACCCTCAACATTACACGGAAAGTTGTGGTGCGCGATTTTCCGCTCTGCCAGGTCGTGAGCCTTGCGGACTTCAAAAAGTTCGCTGTGCCCAAGCACAAGTGCAAATACATGCACCTCCTGACGCCTTCAGAACTTGCGATAGTTGATGCGGCAGAAGCCAACACGAAAGCGGGTTTTTACGATTGCATGATGATGGAGTTTGAGTTTGGTCCCATCACCAGGAAGGTTGTGACAAAATATAGGCGCGTAAAGAACCCGTGCCCGACCCTCAAAAAGATCTATAACAGGATTGGCGCTATTCACGAGTCGCTCTGCCATATCCTGTAAAGGGAAAGATGGGAAAATAATAAAATGTTAAGTGGCCATAACATTTTATTATTTCGACACTTGTTGAATATGATCTTCATCAATCCAAATCATTTTTCACAAAATGCGGATATATGAATGATGTACAGAAAATGGTCAAATACTTGGGGCACTAATTTTCATTTTCATCAAATGTTGTGGGATTATACATGTGTTGCCGAAATACAGATGTTGATGGGTTTTGAGGTTGATAATAATGAAGTTTCCACACTTGTTCTTTCGTCTCAATATCACAATGTGTATCTAGAACAGTGACAAGTGGAATACGCATTACATCTGCTATACTTCGCGGGATAAACAGCGGGATATCATCCATTTCATAAGAATCTCCCAAAGCTTCTTTCACATGTTTGGCAACAAGACCATTTGAAAAAACAACAAGAACATTAATGTTGTTCTGTTCGTTTCTCTTCAATGGTGCCGTTAGATATTCTGTAGGTCTCTTTATTGTTTTTATTATATGTACGTGATGCGACAAAATATTCCCGGGACAAGTTTTGGTAAGAAATCTGTTTAGTGTAATCATCTAATCTTCACTCATATTTTCCTACAGAAAAATAAAATGAGCCAAAACGTATTATTTGCATCTCAATGTCATGTATTTTCAAATGAAGAAGTCGAATCTATACGACAATACTCTGGGTCTTCTTTTATATCTATAAACAAGTGTCTACGTGATAAAAGCTCTGACAAGGCCTGTCAACATATAAATAATATAAACATGATCTTTGAAAAACTCTCCCCTATACAATTTATAGGTGTTTTATATAGAGGTGTTTTCTTTGATGGCATGATGAATATGAAAGAAGGAGACACTATAGAAGATAGTGGATTTGTTTCAACATCATCCTTGGAAATGATTGCAAAAGGTTTCATGAAAGCACCAAAAGATGCTCCTTTTTGTTGTCTTATGGAAATACATTTTCAACCTGATATGCAATATAAAATTTTGAGAATTTGTGAAACCTCTAAACATCAGCGTGAAAATGAATATCTACTTCCCCCAGGTTCTAAGTTTCTTATTAAAGAAATAAAAGTTGAAAGTGGATTTTTGGCAAAACACACAAAATATATTGTTGATTATATACCACCATCATATAAGTATGGTGGTGATACTAAAAACAAAAAACGTATATTTGAAATTGCAAAGGGAATCAAAATCAAAGTATAATGAAGTTTTATTCGTACCTTTTGATACAGGAATCGTAGTTGCTGTTTCCACCGCGGCTTGATACCATATGCTCTTGTTCTTTTGTCAAACAAACACATCCATGGCTACAACTATATGAAGATGACTTACAACATTCAGGTTTGCATTCATTGTAAGTAAACATATACATTGAACGCTTTCCCCCAGGAGTACCATCTACACTTGGAAGTTTGTCTTCATACATTGGATGGTATCCTGTCGTGGCTGATTGAACAGGAAGCGAATGCCCCTGATAAAGTGCAAAGTCTGTTGGTTCATATAGTGAGAATGACTCTTTCAATTTATAAGACCCAATCAATAAAAAAACAAATGTAATGACAACCAAAGATATTATAAACAGATAAGTCATTTTGATTTTGTGTGAGATTTTTTTTTCAATTTAATTCGTGATATTTCATAAACTCTTCAAGAGAGATAATTTTAATACCCAATTCCTTGGCTTCACGAACTTTCGATGTTGAAGCTGAAGGGTCTTTACAAATTAAAAAGTCGACTTTTTTACTCATTGATGATTTGATATCTCCACCTCTTTCCTTGATAAAATCCTCGGTTTGCTTACTCCTCACTCCTGTAAACAAGAATCCCTTGCCTTCGAATATTTTACTTATCATTGGCTCGTTTTCCTTTACTGCAACATTCTTGGTATGAAATTTCATAAGATCGTTTGAAGATGCAAATTCCCAATATTTTGGTAGTCCCTTGATTATAGACTCGGCCGTTTTCTTCTCAATCCCATCTATCGTTACCAAATCTTCGACATTTGGTGCAAATTTCTTGTTTGTTGTTATTTCTGGATATTGTTTTTCAATCATTTTTAATTTTTTTTCTCCAATACCTCTTCCAAACGTATTGCTACCTTCCATTAATGTGATTGGATGAACTTCTTTAAACCGTTCAGATATATTTCCCAAAATCTTATCAGCCATTTTCTCTTTAAAGCCCTCAACTTTCAACAAATCGTTTCGTGAAGCTTTCACAATTTTCCCGACTGAATCGAGACCCGCTTTCTGAAATTTTGCGAGATTACCTTCACTCAATCCATCAACTTTCAATTTTGAGAAAAAGAACACCAAATTCTTAAGTCCCAGTTCATCTTTGGCATTTGATAAATTAACAACAATATCAACCCCGGTTTCGTTCCAAGTGTAGTTCATATCAGGAAATGATGGTGTCGCTTTTTCCACTACTTCAACAATATGTGGGATGACATCTCCAGACCTCATAACTACTAATCGTGCCCCTGCACCAATCTGGTTATCTCTTATGAACTTTGCGTTAAAACCTGTTGCTCTCCTGACTGCTGCCCCACTCAATTGTACTGGGTCAAACAAAATTACTGGCTTCATAAATCCATCTTTACTAATGTTCCACTCTATACCTTTGACTATAACTTCAGCACGATCCATCATTGCAATAGATTTGAAAGCGAATGCATGTTTAGGATTCTCACCAATTATTCTATTATGAATAGCATCATGGGCGACAATAATTCCATCAATTTCGAATTCGGATTCCATCCTGCGATTCATCAGTATATTGGATAACTTGTTGATATCAATAGTTTCTATTTGCAATTGTGACGTAAATGCAACCTTGAATCCCATCCTATCCATCAAAGAAAATTGTTTTGAGGGTTCGTGATGTGGAATAATTAATTCATATGCAATAAATTGGGTGAGTTTTGCTATCTCTAGATTAGGTATCTTTGCATTCAACAGTCCGGCAACCATATTCCGTGCGTTAGCGCCCAAGTTTTTGACAGAGTCAAAATCACTTTTGGAAATAATCAATTCTCCTCTAACTGTAAATTCTTTGACATCCTTGAATACACTCATGTCAGGTATATTTCTAATAAATGGAATAAGATGGGAAATATTTTGTCCTTCTTTACCATTTCCTCTTGTATACAGAAAAGCTTCGCCTTTGTACCAGTAAAACAGTCCTGAGTTTCCATCTAATTTGTCACTCACTACAACATCACCTACATATGATTTCTTCCATTTTTGAATAACATTTCCATCTGATTTTATCTTATCCATGCTTCCCATATAATAAGGTAATACTGCCTTTCTGTCATCGTTTTCTATCACAGCACCAACATGTTTGAGAATTGGATGATATGGATTTTTCTCTTGTAAAAAGTCCTTGATGATATCAAAAATATTATCTGAAAATAATGGTTTGTCAGAGTTGTAATAATGGAAATTTGCCAATTGAATAATATTTGCAATATCATCTTCACTCATTTTCTTAAGGACTGTTTCAGGATTCTTAATTAGTGCCTGTATTTCAGATTTCTTCATTTTTAATAAGGCATATAAAAATATATTTATATAACTTGAAAAATGAGTTTAACGAATCAATTAATTACTTTATTTCTTCAAATTTTTGACATGATGAGTATTGCGTACAATAACGTGAATCAAATTTATAGAATGTTTGAAACATGCATTTTAGATGACACCTTTTCTGAAATTCACATTTATAATACACTTAGTATGGATAAAAAAACGATACTGAACAATACACATTTTGATTCATTATTGAAGTTGGTATTTGTGAAATATATTCTAATGTATTCTGTACACGACATGTACAAGTCGTTGGAGGACATTTTAACAAGGATGGCTGTTACCATAGAAGATCCGCATTTGATTACAGAAATTGTGTATTTCAGGAATGGACATAAATATAGAATATTTGCGAAAAAAATTACAGATTCACATGAAATCACTGATCTTTTGAAAAACCCACCAATGCACAAGAAGTATCTACATGCAACAGTATCAGATAAAATAAACATAACAGAATTTGTAAATGAACATATATCGTCTTTTTCTGAAAACAATCAACTTACTGTTTCAGATTTATCTGACATATATTGGATGAACAAACATCACGACGAAAAAATACTCATGGATTGTTATATTAAAACAATAACAGATGATACGATTGAGGAAATAACATTCAATTTCAATGACATTATTGTTTTGATATAAAGGATAATAACAAATGATATACAATGTCAAATTCAGATGGAGATATATTTCTAAATGATATATGGAGTTATAGATTCCATGATCCCAATGATGAAAATTGGAATCTTTCAAGTTATGTTCATTTACATAATGTAAGTACTGTGGAAGAATATTGGCATGTGCAAAATACGATTAAAGATAAACTGAAAGGGGGAATGTTTTTCATTATGCGAGAGCATATTTTTCCATGTTGGGATGATGAGAATAATATCGATGGAGGGTGTATATCCATCAAAGTTCTCAAAGAAAATTTGGTGAGTTACTGGGAAAATCTGAGTATGAAACTACTGGGAGAAAATATATTGGCATCACCACACAAGAATATGTGGGAGAACGTAAATGGTATTTCAACAAGTCCAAAGAGGTATTTTTGCATTGTAAAGATTTGGTTGAAAACCAATGACCTAAATGACAAGGCATTTTTCAATATTCCAGATAACTTTTATGGAGATATCATTTATAAGGAAAATATGGAAAATATACAGAAAAAATAATTGTTTTCAATTGTTGATGCTTGGTGAGAGACATAGTTTGAGATCACCTAATGAAGCACAAGACCATTTAGTAATTAGTGGATAATCATTTTTAAGATAAAGCTCAACAGTGTTGCACAAATTGGTACATTTGGTAAACAATACAAGATATTTCAAACTAAACATGCCTTGGACAATTTCTCCTTCTTTTTTATTACTTATAGTATTGACGCCTTCGTGGTCTGATAATACTGTTACTTGATTACAAAAATCTCCTTTACACGAAAATATCAGTTGTTTATCAACATTCTTGATTTCAACCTGGTCAGCAATATTGTTCATATCCCTGCAAATCTTTTGGAAATCAGTGCTTGGAAGGGTGATGACTGAGTTGAATTCAGCGGGATCCACAGAAATTTTTGGATTATCAAGGTCTAATAGATTTAGTTTGTAAGTTGTTTTACTATTTTTAAGATTGCTTTCAATCTTAATACCGATATGATTCATATCATCAGAGTCAATAAACAGTGTCAATGTGTCATTGCTATTTACGGTTTTAATTAATTTGTGAAAATTCAACATATTTACCCCTACAACAATCTTGTTAGCACAATGATAATATTCAAACTTTTCTGCAGCCAATTTCAGATGTACAAGAACAATATGACTTGTATCCATGGCAACAATTTTCATCCCTGTTTCATCAAATTCTATACAAGTATCTGTTAAAAGTTCTTTAATGGCTTCAATAAGTGTTTTGAAAGCTGAGCTCTGCATGGTTCGTACCTCTAGTGCATATGACATTTTTATTAGTATTATTAGTTAATTATATTAATACATTTAACGCTTAAGTGCGTTTTCTTCCATCCTTTTTGTGTATATCTTGTCCTTTTCTGCTATAATATTTCGAAATTGGGAAAACTTCGTTTCAGGTAACATATCTTGTTTTCTATCAGGTTCTGGTATATTCATAATATCTATGATTGTAGCCAGTACATCATTGTTACATTTATTATATCTTTCTTTCAAAAACTTTACATTGTAACATGATGTCTGCCTCATTATCATTTCCAGATCTGTACGTTCATCATTAGACATTTCTGTGAATTTACAAAAAGTATTTAAGATTTGGACGACCAACATAATTACATGAACTCTATTGATCTAATCAACATTACAAAGGACATGTTTATTTCAAAATTTGACGAAATTACAGCCCATGTTCAAGACGACTTTACGAAGAGTACAGAAGACCTGTCCAATGCATTGAGTATCCTTCGAACAGAGAATGAAGGTTTAAAAATAATGAACAATTATCTTGTTGCCGATAAGAAAAGCCTTCAAAGTCAAGTAGAAAAACTCGAAGATGACCATAGAAATTTTACCAAAGTATCAAAAATAATTGCTATTGAAAATGAAAATACAAAGTTGCGTCTTACAATTGAGGATCTCAAAAAGCAAATAAACCTTATCAAAGATGCTAATAAAAAACCTGAAGCTGATGAAGTAAAAACAAATGATCTTGTTACAGAAGTACATGAAGAAGAAGAGGATGATAATATCAATGTACGGGAAAAGAAAATAGGAAAAGTTATATACTATGTTGATGATGATAACAAAGTGTATATAAAAAATAATGATGAAACAATTGGCGATAATATTGGTGTGCTCCAAAGAATGCCTGATGGGAAATTGAAACTAGTTAATTTTTAAGTTCATCAGGTGGTCTAATGTATGTTTGTAGTTTGTAAGGGGCTTGTTTCGTTTGAGTGTTAATTTTTCTTTGTACTTGTTTATTCTATCATGGTCAATAGGAATATACCGGTACTCACTGCTTATATCACATTCATTGATCTCTTCTACTTGCTGTGTCAATGTCATCATTGGTGGGAAATTAACACTCAAAATCTTTGTTGAACCAAAATACTCTCGGAAAGATTCTATATCCATATGTCCACCAAACATCTTCAAAGAAAGACGAGGTGGCGCTGGGCGAACGATTGGTTTATAGCCCAAGCGACGTGATAGTAAATTTAGCAAATTATATCGTTCCCAAATCTCATCTGAGCTCTCTTTAGAATTAAAATTGTATGCAGCCGCACATTCTAGTGAACAACAACATCCAAAAACATGAAATTTATCATTCTGAAATTTAACAGGTATTCCAAAAGGCACACTTGTAAATTGGTGACAACACCAATAACATGCTATGGATGTACTTTGAGGCCACTCCGAAACTTTACTTTTCATTTCAAAATCTTTCAACAATTCTACTATTCGTAGGTCCTTTGCCACACTACCTTGAGTACAACTTTCATTGTCATCAGCATTATTACACTCTTTACAACAATCTTTACAACAATCTTTATCAAGTGAAAATGGTGTGGATTCAAAAGAGTTTATCGCATGATATGCATTAGGCGACTCTTCTATTGTAGGCACATTTTCAACCTTTTCTTCAATTTGAGTCCCACGTACATTCAGTTTGACAATAATATTTTCTTCATCAGACATATTATTGCCCTCCTTATTTGTTGCATATGATACAACGGCTTTCGTTTTACGACCGCGGCGTGATTTGGGTTTTTCCTTTATTTCTTCTTGAACGCTCGGCTCTCGTTCTGCTTCAACTTCAACTTTCTTCTTACGTCCACGCTTCTTCTTTACAACATCACCATCAATATTCATTTTATAAAATTAACAACATAACCTTAAGTCATTTTCCTTAAATCAAAATATTTTCACTTATACTATTCTGAACGGTAATGATATCTACATACAGGTATATATTTGTCATTTCCCCCGACAAGATGTCTATCTGTACATTCCACCAATCGTTTGGAGAAAGAGGCAATCGTGCCATCTCTACATTTTATACATAGTGCATTTTTCCTTTCCACTATATCTGCAAAAGGTATCAATCTTATTATTTGCATATAAGGAACACGGTTATAATCGCCATCAAGGCCACTTACAATAACATGTTTGTTATCCTTCTCTACTGCATTCACAACAAACTCATATAAATCTTCAAAAAACTGTGCTTCCTCTATTAAAAGTACATCAGCTTTCAAATAGGTTTCCATCTGATACAACTCACCCAATCGTGACAAACTTGTGGCAGCTGTTGAAATCATATCATGAGAAGAAATGGCATCTTGACCATAACGTCGATCACTTTGATGATTTACTGCAAGAATGGTATTGCCAAGAAGTCTGTGCTGTCTCTCCTTTGTAAGCAATGTTGATGATTTCCCACTATACATACATCCTATAATCAACTCCAACTTTCCACTACCATTATGTAATTTATTCATTGTTTCTAAAGCAATCTTTTTATTTAAGTCAATTCAAATTCATTTTTTATTTTTTATTTTTTATTTTTTTCTTATCGCTTCCATTTTTTGTCCTTTTCTTTTTGTCACCCCCAGAAATAATTGATGGGAGATTACCTTCTGGTTTCAACTTGGCGTATGTCATCTCCCCAGACTCCTTTGTTTCATTGAATAATTTTTCAGCGTTTTCAACATCATCGTATTCTTTCTGTTTTCCATACCGACTATATAACTTTTTCAAGTTATTTGTCTCGGTTTTGAATAAATCATCCAATTGCCCCATTTGTTCGGTCGTCAGTTTTTTCATATAATCAAAATCATCTCCCGAAATTGGGATACCCAATTCTTCATCAATTTCTGCCAGTTTAGTTTTGAACATGTCAAAAAATTCATTGTAGGCCTTGAGTAATGTACTGATATCAATGATCACTTTCAAGTTGGCTGTATAACTTTTTGTGATATGTTCATTAAACTTGGATAACTCACGAAACTTTTGCAATTCTGATTTGTTTTTCGTCATTGTCTTTTCAACTTTGCCCTTCAATTCATGCAACTGCTCACCAATATTTTTATCATCTTTCAAATCCCCCAACTTTTTATCATCAGGTGATTGAGCACTCAAACCTAAAAAGCTTAACATTATTTATTATATGTTTATTTCTTTTTTTCATCAACCAGCGTTTTTTTTATACTCTTGATATCTTGATACATTTTGGTAAATTGATCAATATAATAATAATTCGTTATAATCAAAAATACCAGAACAATAATAAGTGAAATATTCATTTATTTACTTGATATATATATATATTTTTGACAAGGAAAAACATAATAGAAAATGAAAAATTGTATAATTATAAATTATTTATCTCTAGCTTGTTGTATTGTGTGAGGTATAAAGGTTCATTGAAACTTGGATCATTGTCCATTTCATTATAGCGATTATTATTAAAACCTTTTGCAAAAACATTTCTCACATCTTCTACATTAAAAGCATAGTTGTAATATGTAAGATCAGCAAGATAACCATCTAAGATCCCGCCATTAGGTAATATGTTCAAATCACCTTGATTTAAACGAAGCGCGCCTGTAAATCTACTTGTATTATACATTATATCATTCACATAAAATCGGAATATAACACCATCTTCGAATTCATTGTATCGTTTGTCATCTTCAAAGACAAATGTTAACATTGCCCATTTTCCTGGAAGAAGGCTCACCATATTATGACGAATTGTTTCATCTGCATTTGGAACTCGTAATATGGATGCCCTGGCAGAAATTTCTTTGGTTGTATTGAATTCCACATTTATCTCATCAACACCATTGCCAAATTTAACAACCGGGCATTTCACAAGGAAATCATTAATAGTCTTCGTTGTATTTCCAATTGTTTCTGTAAAGTTGTATAAACTAGGATCACCTTGGAGGAAAAGAACCTTATTGGCAACATTCTCTGCAGAGGTATTGTTAAGTTTAATCCACATGGTATATGTAAATTGTGCACCACCCAACTTATTCATTGAATGTGGAAGTTTGCGATAATTGGTTGCAAATTGATTGAACGTGTTAAATTTTTTGTTTGTAAATCCGTTAGTTTCAACCCAGCCGTTGAATAAAACGGTTTTCATTTTCCTTGTTGGATCCTCAATGATTTCATCATTGGTCATTATTTTAACAGCAATTTTGTTCAATATGATAACAATCAATAATGCAATGACAACTTCAAGCAAAATAAACAACTTATTGTTCATTGTTATTATATTACAAACAGAAAAATGTTTAACGTTTTACATTTTCTATAAGTGATATTGAATTAATGATATCATACCTATACTTGTGGTAGCAATAATTCATATCGAAATAAAAAGAACTCATAAATTAAATTTATTTCAGGTCAGCACTAGTGATCCTGTAAATTGGTGCCCTCACACCCAAATTTCCTAGACCAATATAGCTTAACCAAGATACAGTATATGGCCCTTTATTATAAATTAACTTTGCCTCTTTAACTGTTAGTGCAAAGTTGTAATATGTACCATTTCCTATGTATCCATTAAATCCTTCCTTCCCTGCCTTTCCTGCAATCATTACATCTCCAGTTTGCTTCACTGGAATTGGACGCGATCCATTTGGATTTGTAGGGAGTTCGTATACAGATGTAACACTATATAGATCACCATCAACAAATGTACTCATTACCGTATCTTTTATTGTGTAGGTGATATTTACCCATCTTTGAAGAGGGACATAATCAATAACGGATTGTAAGAAATATTTGTTGTTCTTGATGTCATTTAATGATGGCTCATTGGTGCTTGATGTCTCTTCCAAAGCACCATTTGTACGAACGGAAGCATAGATTGAATTTGTCTTTGCATCCATGTATACAAAGAACTTGCCATTACTATAGCTTTCTTGACTTCCACGATAAGCTATTATTTTATGTGTATCAGTAATGGTTACATTGTCGATAAATACCCATAATGACATACTAAATTCATTTCCATTTGATGAATCAGGTAATTTTGCACCAGGTGATACATTAAACTCACCACTGAGGGGATTGGCACTAACTATCGGAGAGTTTAACAAATTTACTGATTTCAAAGAACCTTTTTTGATCCGTATAACAACAAATACTACAACTGCCACGATGGCAATAACAGCCACAACAATCATAAGTGGATATGGTGTCCCTTGGAACATACTTTTGAACTTGTTAAGTAAATTTGAGCTTGTACTTGGTGGGGTTGAACTATATGCATATGGCATTGTTAGAGGACTACTCATTCTGAATAGTTTTATTATAATTAAGAAATAAAAAAAGTATCAGCATAGTTTTTTAATTTTACCCAATGTAGGTTTATCCATTATCAAAAATTGTGAAAAATATTGACAAATCGTAGCCATGTTTTCAGAATCAATCCCCAACTCAGTACAGTATTTTTTTTTCCCGCTCTTGTGACTGTCAATGTTGACTTCGCATTCTTTTGCCAAGCAATCCATGTAATAGAATACATTATCTGTTTCAGTTATATTTAATTTACTCTTGAGTTCTTTTAATTTTTTGCTATAGTTGAAGCGCAGCGCTGATTTTGTCAAAAGTTGCGTAAATATGTATTTATCATACAAAGTAGTCTTTTTACTGTCAATGCTATTTACATAAGCATTAATTGGTATGCATTTTAAATATGTACTCAAATCATACATTGACCAGTCAGTATTCAAATACATATATTGCTCTATACATTCTCCCTCTATCATGCCATTCGTTATATTTATGATCATATCCATGTATTCCTTTTTACTTTGCTTGACTTTGTTTTTGAACAATTCTGGCAAATAATTTTCATACAACAGTAATGGGACAAGATGACTATCTGAAACCAACGTAATTTCCGTATAACCAAGTTTTTTCTTCAAAAGTATGCGCATTACATCAAATGCCGTAGAATCAAAAAACAATGTCTTTTTCTTTTCTTCATCAAGTTGATCACATGTATTGTCAAGTTTGTGTAAATTGTTTAATATATTTCGCACATTATTGTTATAAACTTCAATGAGTTTCAACAACTTTGTGTGGTCATATTCATATTCTTCAGCATCCAAAATATTACTAATATATACAAAAACGTCTTGAGAAGAAGGTGGCATAAGTCTCTGATAAGAGATTTTCTTCTTTAATTCTGTAAGCCGTTTTTCTTCACTGTTCGAACAAGTCAATATGAATGACATTGTCCCCGATTTTATGGCATCTTCAACAAATGCTGTTATGAAACTTCCGGCATTTCTCTCAGAACTCAACAAAATATCAAGGTCATCTATAAATACCAGTTTTTTCTTTTGAGTAAAATATGACTCTATCGTCTTATTTGCAACAAAATTATTTATTAAAGATTTCAATTTCTTCAAGTCATCATATTCATCACCATTAATTTTAAGAACGTCATAAATATCACGAGATGTGTCAATAAGTAGGTCACATAGTGTAGATTTCCCACCACCTGATGGACCAATGAGAAGTACATGACAAGGAACTTTTCTAATTCCTTCTTTTAATGTTTTAATAAGTAACCTATTCCCTAAAAAGTCTCGTAATTGCTTTGGTTTGTATTTTGCGAGATCCATGTTTCAATAATTCATACATGCTTTTATATTCATATATTTTCATTTTTTATTGACCTGCTGCCTGACATTGCATTTGCATGTCAACCCACATCACATTATCATTATGTATATTCCAGCACTTTTGTTGGTTGTTCAGTTTTGATAATGTATATAAATTATATTCACTTGGTGTTTTGGATCCACCAAAACGATATACTTTTTGTGTGTCATTGTCTCGTGTTACGAATTCATTTTTACAAACCACACTTTGAGGTGTAGACACTTTGTTCCAATAATCAGGACACAATCGTGGCACAATGTTTTTTGTTTGATTGAGTTGCAATTGTGCCAAATTTGATTGTTTTAACCTCCAACGGATTATAGAATGAATATTTACCAAAAGAAGACCGGATACGAGGACAATCAAACCAATTTTGTAATTGGGGTGTGTCTTAACTAAATACAATGCTGTTAGAGCAATCAGAAACAATACGATATTAAAGATCAAAGTCCATAAACCAGTAAGTCCTTTTTTTCCCATTATTATTTGATATAACTATAGAAAAAAGATAAACACTTAGAAATCTTTTAGATATAACGTTTTAGAACCAGCGGATGAAGTGTTCTCTGATCTAGGCATTGGATTATAGGATTGTGAAATATCACTACGATAATACAGGTACATCTTGATTTCTTCCAGTATCCTATTTACACAATAATCCAAAACTTTGGAGTTTAACTCTCTGATTTGTCCCAAGATGTCAAAGTCCAAGTTTCTTGAATATTCTGTATATACTGACCGCATTATTATTTTTAAATCTGTGTCCGATTGTCTATCAATGACATGCCTATTTCCACTTTTTGCATATACTTGAAAACGGATACCATCTTGTAATGCCTCTACATTCTCTTTCGAAAAATATACATCTGATAGAGGGTTACCTGTTGTATTTCCTTTCAATGCTTCATCTTGAAATGATGCTTGGCTACTATTGTATTCCTTGAAAAGGGGATAGCTCATTTTACATTATAAAAATATTTTATAATATTAAAAATGCCCATCAACGAAAAGCAATTTAAAACATTAATTGGTGGATATGGGTTTGAGTCGTTTGAACCTGAAGCATTGGAACTCTTTAATAATGAGCTTGATACAATCATGCACAAAAGTATGTCCGGTGGAAGAGTAAGTTTTGTAGGTGATTATTTTGCAAACCCATCAAATAATTTTACAACCTCAAGTGATGGGGCAAACCATTCCATGTCTGTAGTTACAGATACAATGGCAAGACCTTCATTGGAGCAGACATTCAAAGTAGGAGGTTTCCATGATGACAAAGTTTTCGAATCTGCTTTGAAACATTTCAGACTTGGAGGAGGAGCTCCTTCAAAACTATCAAAAGTAAAAAAAGATGAAACTAAAAATATTTTTAAAGGTCTTGTTGAAAAGGTATTTAGTGAAGTACGAAAAGTTGCATCTAAAACAAAACTTCTTAAAGCAACACAAGTAAAAAGAGCTGTGAAAAAAATTTGAATTATCAACATATTTAAATATTTATTGTTCTATTGATCTAAGCACTTTACAATGGTTGGTCTAGCAAACAAATATCAGAAGCTGGATCATCGCGAACATATTTTGAAACGTCCAAACATGTACATTGGAAGCATAGAATATGACACATATACTACATGGGTGTATGATGAAAAAGAAAATTCCATGACGAAAAGGGAACTACATTTTGTACCAGGATTTTACAAAATATTTGACGAAATTCTTGTAAACGCTATAGATCACTCTGTCCGCTTGAAGATGCAAAAAGATGTTTCAAACGTCAATATCATGAAAAATATAAAGGTATCAATTGAGAAAGATTCTGGATATATTGAAGTCTATAATGATGGTGATGGAATTGATATTGAGCTTCATCCTGAACACAGTATTTATATTCCGGAACTAATTTTTGGACATCTTTTGACATCAGCCAATTATGATGATAAAGAGGAGAGAGTTATTGGTGGACAAAATGGTATTGGATCCAAAGCTTGTAATGTATTTTCAAAGCATATCACAGTTGAAACTGTTGATGCGAAGAGAAAAAAACTTTATAAACAAGAATTTTCTGACAATATGAGCAACAAGACTGTTCCAGAAATTAAATCATGTTCCAAAAAACCATATACAATAATTCGGTTTCTTCCTGATTATGAAAAATTTGGTATGAAAGGGTTGTCTAATGAAATGTATCAACTATTGGTTAAAAGGACATATGACACTTGTGCAGTTACAGATAACGATATTAACGTATTTTTGAATGGAAACAAACTGGAATACAAAAATTTCGAGAAATACGTAGATCTTTATCTTGGAAATAAAAATGAAAATGTTCGAATATTTGAAAGAATAGATGACAGGTGGGAGATCGTAGCTGGAATGAGCGACAGCAATACATTCGAGCAAGTTTCCTTTGTGAATGGAATTTGGACAATTCGTGGTGGTAAGCATGTTGATTATATATCAAATCAGATTGTGAAGAAACTTGTAGAGATGGCTACAAAGAAGAAAAAAGACATTGCCATCAAACCACAATATCTCAAAGATAATTTGTTCATTTTTGTGAAATCTACAATCGTAAATCCTAGTTTTGATAGCCAGACGAAGGAAACATTGACTACCCCATATTCCAAATTTGGCAGCAAACCTGAAATAAGTGACAAATTTGTGGAAAAAATGTTTAAATCTGGCATCATTGAAAAAGCTGTAAACATAGGTAACTTTATGGAGAATAAAAACATGAAGAAAACGGATGGTAAAAAGAAAAGTGTTATCAGGGGATTGGCAAAACTGGATGATGCGAATTGGGCTGGTACAAACAAGAGCAATTTGTGCACATTGATTTTGACAGAAGGTGATAGTGCCCGAACTATGGTGATGTCTGGAATTGATGAAGTTGGAAGAGACAAATATGGTGTGTTCCCTCTAAAAGGCAAACTTCTGAATGTCAAAGATTGTCCCTTGAAAAAGATCATTGACAATGAAGAAATCACCAATCTAAAGAAAATTATTGGTTTGGAAAGTGACAAAGATTACAAAAATGTTGATGATCTCAGGTATGGGCGGATTATGATCCTCACTGATCAAGATGTGGATGGATCACATATTAAAGGTCTATTATTCAATCTTTTCCAAAGTTTGTGGCCATCGCTCTTCAAACATGATGGTTTCTTGACCTCTATGCTTACACCAATCGTTAAAGCCAGAAAAGGAAACCAAACTATATCATTTTTCAGCCTAGTTGATTATGAGAATTGGAAAAAGGAACATGGGCACGAAAGTGGATGGGAGTTGAAATATTACAAGGGATTAGGAACATCTGATGGTGATGAGGCACGTGAGTATTTCAGAGCACTCAGAATGTTGAAATACGAATATGAACCAGAAATATCAGAGTCATCAATTGAACTCGCTTTCAATAAAAAGCGTAGTGATGACCGAAAGGAATGGCTTATGCAGTACAATAGACAAGACATCCTGGATTTTAAGGATGCAAATATTCCATTCAGGGAATTTATCAACAAGGAATTGATCCACTTTTCAAATTATGATGTCCTCAGATCAATTCCATCAATGTGCGATGGATTAAAACCATCTCAGAGGAAAATTATGTATTGTTGTTTCAAGAAATCATGGACGAAAGAATGCAAAGTGGCACAGTTGTCTGCTCATGTAAGTGAGAATTCAGCATATCACCATGGTGAAGAAAGTCTGAACAATACTATTATTTGCCTTGCTCAAAATTTTGTTGGGTCAAATAATATCAATCTTTTGAAACCAAATGGTCAATTTGGTACTAGGATTAAGGGAGGAAAAGATAGTTCAAGTCCCCGTTACATTTACACCGAGATCAACCCTATAACACATAAAATATTTAGAAAAGAAGATTTCCCCATTCTCACCTATTTGGATGATGATGGTATGACAATTGAACCAGAATATTATGTTCCAATTATTCCACTAGTACTTGTTAATGGTGCTATTGGAATTGGAACAGGATTTAGTACGAACATCCCTTGCTACAACCCTCAAGATATTGTCAGTTGTCTGAAGAAAC